ATTGATACGAATAGCAACGATATTAGCACGAACACGAGTGCTATCTCAGACTTAACGACAGACGTTTCAAGTCTTTCAGGCAACGTATCTTCACTTACTTCCCGTGTAGCTATTGCTGAAAACGATATCACATCTGATGAACAGCGCATTACTGCACTGGAGCTAGCCCCAACTTCGGGACTATATCACGAGAACATAGTACCTCAGTTTGCTAATCTGTATAAGAATAATCAAAGCGCATACTCTTCTAACTGGAACAAGATAGGTTGGAGTAGTGCTGATAATCCACCAGTGTTTGGAGAATTAGGCGTGTATCCACTGTATCACGCAACACCTGAACCTTACTATGTTTCATTCTTATGTGGTAACCTCGCAGGCCGTAGGGGTCTAAGATATGATGAGAATAACCCTATATCCGTAACGATTGAATATTCTACATACTACAATAACACTTGGATTGATCACATACAGACCTATGTGAATAACATTACTTCGGTCACTTCGATTTGTAGATTCACTATACCTAACATTGACGCAGACAGTTATATTGAATTCGTGATAACTTCACCAACTACCTTCGCGTTACGTTACTATGCAGCGGTTGCGGATACTGAATTCTATATAGAAGGTGTTAAGATTGAATATAGTCCTGCAGCAACGTCTTTCGATTCTACGAAAGCAGGTATAGCGAACGACTATATTTACGTCGAGAACTTCAACACGTTAACACAAACAGTGTCTAATAACTATTCTCTACTTACAGACTTTGTAGCGCGTATGAACGTGAACTTAACAAATATTGATGATGATATAACTGTTATTAATACGACACTTGGTACTACTGAAAGTGATATTAATGCACTCGAAGCGCGTGCAACTACTGACGAGGGTAATATTAGTACTAATACAAGTAACATTTCTGCTATTAATACAACAATATCTAACCTATATTCAGGTAAAGGAAGCTACGCGCCTTATATCTCGTGGGATACAGGTAACTATGCGCCTTACATCAACTATGATCGCATAGGAAGTGGACTTCGTATCTTTGGTAATATAATATCGCGCACTATTCCTGGAGAACTGTTCTTCACTGATGGCGCAGTCGCGGTATTCGCTGAATTCTCATCAGGCTTCCCTATAGCTATACCTACAGGAAAGATAGTTGGACAAGCTTCCATATACGGAGCTCCTGCTACGTCTCCGCTTAACGTGGACAACTTAGGAACAGGAGTTGTCTACCTGGATACTGACCGAAAACTTAAGATGAAAGTCAAGCTATACAACACAGCTTTGAATCCATCACAGTGTTATATAGACTGTAACTTAGTATTATAAGAAGGGAGCATAATAATGACAACAAATGACTTATTAGCTGTAATAGCTTTGTGTCTAGTTGGCACTATGGTAATTATCACATCGATCTATATGGCTGTAGATATGTTTAGAAGCAGAGACTAAGTATGGCACTAATATATCCTTATAACTATATAAGTATAACGAGTTCGCCACTATCCCAGACACAAATGGAACATAATGTAGACGGCCTGATCCGTGAAATGGTGACAGGCCGTCACTGGTCCGAGCAGGCACTTGCAGGTATGCTTGGCAATGCACAGCTTGAAAGTTCAATCAATCCTGGACGTTATCAGAATGATGCGTATAACCCTCAGGACGGTGTAGGGCTTCTACAGTGGACACCTGGCGTTAACTATATTAATTGGTGTCAAGAAACACAAACGACCTTATGGTCTACAATGGATTCAGCTATTACGCGGGTACAATATGAATTCGACAACGGTCTCCAATATTACCCCACTGCAGCATATCCGTTAACCTTCGCACAGTATGTGCAATCTACTATGCAACCTTCTTACCTTGCTAGAGCTTGGTCTTTCAACTACGAGCGACCTGCAGCATATGACGAAGCACGTGCGCGTTACGCAACTGCTTGGTATATCTATATAACAGGGCACGTACCTATACCAGTACCGACAAGTACACCAAAACTGAATATACCACTATACGTAGGAGCTGATCTAATATGAGTAATCTTTGGTACACGAAGAACTTATTAATGAGTAAAAATAAAATTATATCTATGGCCCTTGGAGCGCGTGGCACGGGTAAAACCTACTGTTATACGAGCTGGTGTATATCTGACTATAAAAAGACAGGTAGTATAGCCATATGGGTCCGACGTTGGCAAACAGAACTAGACGAAATCTTAGAGAATGATAAGTTCTTTCGCGCAGTAAAGCAGGATTTTCCTAACGACGTATTCACAATAAAGAAGAATACTGCCTACATCAACGAAGAGCCCTTCCTGTACTTCGTGGCCTTATCGACCTCACGATCTAGATTGAAGGGTATAGCTATCTCAGAGGAAGGTGCGCATACTTGTAACAAGATTATATTCGACGAATTCCTTATAGATTCGGGAAGCTCCGACCACTATATCGGGGCTTGCGAACCTGAGATACTTCTTGACCTTATAGAGTCTGTAGACCGTATGCACGATCGTGTACACTGCGTACTTCTTGCTAACGCGCTATCAATCATCAACCCGTACTTCGCATACTTCAATGTAAAAGCAGACTTCACGGGGGTTAAGTGTTTCGGAGAGGTCGCAGTTGAGATTTATGAGAATAAAGCCTACATAGAGAAGAAGCTTGGTACGAGATTCGGACAACTTGTTAATGGTACGAGATACGGAGATTATGCAATTAATAATCAGTGGTTATTAGATGATAATACATTCGTTGAGGATATGCCTACTCATAGTGATTTTCTATTCATTATCAAAATGAATAACAGGTCCTATGGAGTGTGGAAAAATACTGATGAAAATCTATTATACGTGTCCGATAGATATAACCCTACGTGCAACAGTATCTATGCAGCGTCTTCACTAGATCATAACGAGACGTCACAATATATAACATCAATGCAGGGACAGGTACACCTTGGATATTTGAAACAGTATTTTGAAGGCGGAAAAATCCGATTTCAGACCTTAGCAGCGAAAAGCGATACATACGATTTTCTATTGCATTTTTAAAATTCGTGTGGTAGATTGAATACAAGCTCATACAGAGCGCGGAACTTAACAGTATAAAGGAGACTAAAATGAAGTTATCAGAACTTAAACTAAAAAAGGGACACATTGGACTAGGTGATTTTATCGCTGGCGCAAATATTGGAAAGCTTCGCGATATCGTCGACAAGGAGATCACTATCACAGAGATTCAGAAGGGTAACGTGAAGGACAAGAAGACAAACACAACTAAGGAAGCATTCGCTTTTAAGTGTGATGCTTCTGATGATGTATATATTTCAAATGTTATTATCACGGAATTCCTTGACGAACTCGCTAACGACGCAGAAGCATTCGCAGAATTCCAACAGACAGGCCTCAAGTGCAAGATTGTACTTCTGACTTCAAAAGCTAATAACGAATACTTTAATATCGAATTCGTAGACTAATAGACTAGAACAACCTACCTTTCGCAAAGAACTGAAGATTTTTTCTTCAGTTTTTTGTTTGTGCAAAATGCACAACAAAACAAATAATATTTGTGTAGTTTGAAAAGCCGTTCCGTTATATACTTTAGACATACGAGCTAGGCAACGTTCCAGACAGAAAGAAGGTAACTATGAACACCACTAAAACAACAGTATCAGAAATGAATCCAACTATCACTCCTTTAGGCTGCCGAGGTTTAACGGATAACCAAGGTGCAGAGATAGGTAAAATGCTTGTTAATGCTAACAAGGCATTAAGCTTGGGCAGTACTCTCTCCAACTACTCCGAAGGTAACTATGCAGGTATTATCGCAGGAATATTCAAAGTAATGCACATTATCGGAGTTAAGTGCGAGTACGGAGTGCGAGGCAAGACTCACGTACTGATTCTTAACGGGAAGGAGTACAAGCTATGAAGGAGTTTCTAAACGAGTGCAATACTAACATTATAAATAGTTTATATACCCATAATATTAAGAAATGCCCTTTTTGTGGTGGTAACGCAGATATATTTTCAAGCGACATATACGCGACTTTTATCGCTTGCTACAATTGTGGGGCTGAAGTAAAATTTGTAGACACTCTTTATAATACAACAGGTACAGTTATTAAGTGGAATAGGCGCGCAACTAAGGAAGAACTAAAATTCGGAGGTTTTTAATGAGAAAAACAATACATATAACAGAGACTTTAGCAGGATATAATGTTATTCTAAACGTAAACGGACGTGAAGATGAGAGAGTTTGTACTCTCACCATTCAGGGCGTTGAGAACTATATTAATAAGGTATTAGAGGACTTAGTATGACTGTAAATAAAACAATTAAGCAATTCTATAAAGAGGAATTCAAAGCTTATCCTTGGCTTGGTAACGCGTGGATAGTGATATATGCCGATTCAGAAGGCAAGTATATCCGATACGTAGGCAAACTGAAGGATATGAACATTAATATACTTATGCAACGTTTCAATCGTGTTAAGATTGCCACTGCAGATGTGTATGATCTCACGAAGATGGATTACGTATCATTTGAATATTTCAAGCGTAATTTCAGGGAAACAGACACTACTCGTTTTCAACTAAAAATATACTTAGGAGGTTAACTTATGCCGTACACCTATATAGCGATCTTGTGCTATCTCGTACTTATAGGTATTATACTTGTGTTAGCAACAGTGTATATCCTTAGAGATTCCAAATGGTAAAACGTGCTTCATACTTCACTACGTCGGAGCGCGCGAAGTTATCTTATTGGGCTAACAAGGCGAAGACTGCGCAGGCACAGATAGAACTAGCTTATGCAGCTAAGTATCACGAAGTACTACCGACGGAGTTCAAGCTAAATATCTCAGCTTCAACTGATAGAAGATTCAGAAATAGATCGGACTATCATAAAGCATTGAAAAGCTATCAAGCACTAGTCAATATTTCACAGGGTAAAACTCGCAAGGGCACGACGAGGAAAGGGCCCCTATCGGGAGCTGAAGCTATGAGAAAGAAGAAGAAAGCTGCTGAACGGTATCAAGCTAAGATTGACGTTGAAGCTTGGCGGCCTTTCTTATCTGAAGAAGACTTCGTACAGTTAGTCAACAATCATTTACAAGCAAGTAAAGTACAGGGATATAAACTACCCCCGCCTATTACATACGGCAATGTACTCACATACTTGCAAACGCATACGATGACATTAAAATTAAAGCAGGACCTATCGGGAGCACTAGACCAAGTTAGAAGAGGATACGAATATGTGGAACGATACGCAGCAATCGGGCACCAACAGAGTAATTGAAGCTGATATATCTATAGACGGTCGCTATTATATGTGCGACTTTGAAACACTAACGCATATACCCACTAGAGTGTGGGCGTATGCGTTTTGTGACGTTTCATTGGACCCGCGTATGTTAACACGAGGCACAAACTTAGATGGCTGGTTAGCATATCTGCACTCGCTACCCGCTCAAAGTATAGTCTACTTTCATAACCTCAGATTCGACGGTACATTCATAATCCCATATCTATTCGAGCAGGGTTATAAGTGGGTAGAACACGAACATAACCCGCGTGAAATGCCACGCAATAGCTTCAGTACACTTATCTCCGATATGGGACAATGGTATGAGGTTGTTATCAAGCTAAGTAACTATCACGTAATTAAGATACGTGATAGCTTCAAGCTTCTCCGTATGCCTGTAGCAGCAATGGCGAAAGCTTTTAACCTTCCTATGTGCAAGGGAGACCTTAACTACAATTTATATCGGTCTAAGACGCACGAGCTTACGGACGAAGAGATAAGCTACATTGATAGAGACGTTAAGATAGTAGCTATCTCGTTAGCGCACTTGTTTAAGCAGGGACTTATGAATATGACCATAGGGTCCTGCGCTATGAAGATGTTTAAGACTACTTGTGACTTCAAGGAATTGTACCCTGAACTTGCTCCTGGAATTGATAGATATTGCAGGAATTCGTACCGTGGTGGTTGGTGTTTCGTGAATCCGATGTGGAGAGGAAAAGAGATTAGAGTACCAGGATTCGTACTAGATGAAAATTCTGCTTATCCGTGGGCTATGCGTGAGAACGAACTACCTTATGGTGAGCCTATCTACTATGAGGGTGAAGCTGCGTTATTAGACACGTTATACATACAACGTATAACTTGTTCGTTTGAATTGAAACGCGGACACTTCCCCTTTATTCAGCTGCGAAATAACGCATACTTTCAGCCTAACCAGTATCCTAAGACCTGCAGCAATGTTGTTGAACTTACACTCACGAACATAGACCTGGAAATGTTCCTAGAGAATTATGCTGTATATAACCTTACATATATAGACGGGTATTACTTCAATTCTAATAAGGGCGTATTTAATACCTATATAGACACGTATATGAAAATGAAGATAGATAACAACGATAATAAACCACTTCGAACTATAGCGAAGTTGATGCTGAATAACCTTGGTGGGAAGTTCGCAACGTCGAGTGCACAATATGAATACGTACCTGTACTCACGGAAGATAACAAGATCGTGTACGCGTTGACCCCCTGCGAGCCTGGTAAAACTGTATATGTTCCCGTAGCCGCCTTTATGACGGCCTACGCGAGAAGACGTATAGTTAAGACTGCAGAACTATTCGGTGATAGATTCTGCTACTCGGACACGGATTCTGTACACGTTATCGGAGATAGTATACCTAGTGCGGTTGAAGTTGATAGTCTTAAGCTTGGATACTGGGATAGAGAATTCGACTTCAAGGAAGCTTGTTATCACGCACAGAAGACCTACATTGAAATAGGCGCAGATGAGGTATCACTTAAGGCCTGCGGACTACCTGGGCGAAATGCTGCGGAAATTAAGGACCATATGGACGTTGAGGACCTGAAGACCCTTAAGGTTGAGGGTGTACTTAAGACAAGGAAGACCCGTCACGGTACTATTCTACACAATACCACGTTTGAAATTAAAGAACGTGTATGGTAACATAATAATACTAGGCCGACAATATAAGATGTTACGTTTTCTTTCGCAACTCAGCCCTGACAGGCGCGAGAGATTGTACAAGGTGAGACTTGACTAACATCGTTTGTCGGTCTCGTTTTTTGTGTTAATACTTTATTGCACTGAAGGGCTAAAGATGTTAGTATATAGGTATATTATATAAAGGAGACTGATACTATGACTGAAGAAGAGATCAAAACATTGCAAGACAGCTATCATAAGGTTACTCTTGACCTTGAAGAAGCCACTGCCTCACTAAAAACGAGGGAAACAGAGTTAGCCACGTCACAGGCTGTTATCGCGGAACTTCGCGATACTAATGCTAAGCTATTCAAGAAGACTTCGGGGGGAGCACCTGAAAAGCAGACAGAAGATAATCCAGGCGACTGGAAAGCCGATTTTTTAAAATTGTTTAAAGGAGATACTAAGTAATGGCAAATATTACTAATGCGACACTATGGGATACCATTAGATCAGGTTTCCCGAATTTTAGATCACAGACTTCTGCAGCGACTGCAGAACTATTCACAGAGCAGGGTTTCGAAGCTTTGGTCGTGACGGATAGCAGCGTACTAAATGACTTCTTCTCTCTCTCAATCCGAACATATCTGCAGCTTGTTAACATCTCGCACGCACAGGACCCACTTCTTGCACAGGGTTTCGGTGAAGTATATGATGATCCACGTGGCGGATATATTCAGAGAATGGCTGTTAATACTGTTAAGCCCACGTCCCCACTATACAAGGGATTGACTAACGGTAATTCAGTTGACCAGTTTAAGGTTAGAAAACCTAACGTTTCTGAGAGATTCTTTAAGCAGAATTTTGACTATCAGTCACTAATCACATTGACCGATGATTTCAATATGAAGCAGATTTTTATTTCAGAATACGGAATGGCTGAATTTCTTGGTGGCATCCTTCAGGGGCTAGAGAACGGATATATCATTCAGAAGTACGAGAACAAGCTTGAATGTCTTAACACTATGCTTAATTCTTCAACGTGGGCCCTTAAGGATACACAGAAGTACAACGTTACTTTCGAAGACCCTACCGCGCCTACAACTGATGAGCTTAAGGCTTTCATTCTTGCTATTAAGAACACAGTCACAGCTATGACTATTGGAGCAGCTACAGATAGCTTCAATACTTACGGGTTTCAGTCTGTACAGGATAAAAGCCGTCTTAAGTTTCTTGTTAGAGCAGGCTTTACGAATGATATCTCAATTAAGGTTGCCCTCAATAGTTTCAATGCTTCTGAATTGGATATCCCGATTGATGTCATTGAAGTAGAGAACTTTGGTGGGCTAGAGCCTTATGCAGAATCAACCTTCCAAACACTCCTATATGAAGTATATGATAGCTTCGGAAGTGTTATCGGATACACTAATAGTAAGGGTGGTGCTACGGTTACGTACGACGTTAACGAAGTTTTTTGGAAAGACAACAATGCTTCAGTAATTGGTATGATTGCTGATAAGGGCTTGATGTTCGAAGGTATTCAGAACGGCTACCGCGTAGAGCCTACTCGTAACGCAGCAGGACTATATACAAACTACTGGGCAAGTGCTCCAAATAATACGATTGCTTGTGACCCTGTATATAATGCAGTAGTTTTCTACGCATATACACCTACACCATAATGAGGTGATATAAATGGATATGAGATCGGAATACATATTATGTAGAGAAGTTCCCTTATATCCTGGTAGTGCTAATACGCTCACTTTCAGTGCTGAGGGTGAGCAATTAGCATATTTCAGGACGAAGGCCGTATACAGTGCGACCAACTCCGCGCCTGTTAGACTTAACGCACAGTTCACAGTACCGTATCCCGTAGATTCGGTACGCGGACTTAATTATATGTGTTTCAAAAACATCACTCGCTGGGAGTATGCTTTCATCTTAGATGTAGTTTATATAAATGATAATAGCTCAGCAATCATCTTTCAGATTGATTACTGGCAAACATATCTATTCAAATATGCTTTCAAACCGTGTTTCATAGAGCGCGAGACAGTAGCTGATGATAGTCTATTCAGTAACCTAACGCCCGAAAGTGTTAACGTTGGTGACTATGTTGTCGCCCAAAAATATGACATATCATATTCACAGGGTGATATAGGTATATGTGTACTTTGTACGTATGATGTTTCGAAAATACTTATTGACCAGGTATTTGAAACACCTGAATATTCTAGTATTTCAACGGGTTCAGCTTTCCTGCCTAACGGACTATATCTTGCTTTCTTCCCTGGTATGACAGGTTCTTATACGATACTATTCAACGGGTTAATAACACTATGTGAACAGTTCGGTAAGCCTGAATGTATTATAGGTGCTTGGCTATACCCTTCTAACCTGTTAGCCTTACAGGCTACTGCAGGTGCAGGCGAAGCCTGTTACAAGGTTGTAGGCGTGGCAACTGATAGTATCCGATTCGATACTAACTATAGTGGCCTTACGATTGACGGATACTCTCCTAAAAATAAGAAGCTTCTACAGTATCCGTATAATATCATATATGCTACTAACAACAGTGGTAACGGTGCTATATTCAAGCCTGAAAAAGCTATTAAAGGAGCTGGTACTGCTACTGAATATTTCGATGTATCCTTAATAGGTGATTGTTCTGTTAATGCTACTGTATCCTTAGGCGTTGAAAACTATATGGGTATGGGTAATATCCCGAATGTAGCTATTAATTATGATGATACGGTCATAAGTCAAAAGCTTCCTCAGGTCTCATATGGTAATGACGCATATGCGATATGGTACGCGCAGAATAAGAACACGATTGAAAACTCTTTCAATTCCCTTAAGATTAGTAACGCTATGAACGCTTTCAATTTCGCGACGGGTGCTATGACAGCCGTATTACCTGGCGCGGTTGGCGGTGCAGCTGCAGCTGGGACAACTGCTACAGGTGCAGGTATGACTACTGCTGGCGTAGGACAGGTAACAGGCGCTATCGCGGGAGTGGTTAATATTATTCAGCAGGTTAACTCACTTGTAGCACAAATAGAGGACGCATCCGTGAGGGGCGTATATGCTTCAGGACAGAGTACAGCCTGCATAGCTTGGCAACACGGAGCGAGATTATTCGACCTTTACCGTAAGTGTATTGATAGAAAACACGCGGAGATAGTTGATAACTACTTCTCAATGTTCGGTTATGCTATCAACGTATGTAGGCAACCCAACACAACAAGTAGACCGAACTGGAATTACTTGAAGACTGCAGGTGAATCAATAACAGGTGATATCCCTGCTGGAGCGAGAGCCTCAATGAATAACGACCTTAACACAGGTATGACTTTTTGGCATTCAGCTTCGACTATTTATGACTATACAAGGAGTAACAGTGTATGAACAGACCACAGTTAGACTTAGGATATGCTGCATATAGCGGAGTACCTAAGACCTGGACAGTTAGTGATATAGGATTATATACCTATTATCAGAGTAGACTCGAAAAGTATATGCTCATAGCTTGCCACCTATACAAGTGGGAAGGCACAGGTTTTGAGACCCTTGGAGTTAAGACAGACTATATAGAAAGAATGTTATACAGATATGGGCAGTTATGCTTATTTACAGATCCTATCGCGGGTAATCTGCTTCTGCCTTGCCGTAATGGCGGTGACCTTGATATCTATGGATACCCCCGAAGATTAGCAGCTTTCGGATATGGACAGGGCAATCAGTTCTTCGTAGACTATGATTCCTGTGTATGGCTACGAGCAAACGAATTCGCAGCACCTGTGAAGGACGTTGTAGAGATGTATGCTTCAAGAATATCATACCTTGACTTCGTGGCTGATAGAGTGGGTAAACAACAGCTTACACCCTGGATATTCAGGTGTAATAGCAAGAACGCATATTCAGCTAAGCTGATGTTCACCAAAATGGAGAGCGGAGCAGAAGCGATATTCACGGGAAAAGATGAACTAGACACGCCAGAGATACTACAAACATTATCGGAGTATACCGCTCCTGAACTGCACGCAATGGCGCAGGAGCTTGAAAACGAGCTATTCAATTTCTTAGGTGTTAACAATGAGAATATTACTAAGCGTGAGCGTGTTAGTGTAGCAGAGGTCGAAGGTAATAACTACCAACTAGACTTTATGCAGAAGTTATCGCTGGATTTTAGGCAGACCTTCGCCAACGAAGCGAAGGATATGTTTAGCTTAGATTTCACAGTTGAGCCCTTCCTCACTATTGAAGATAAGGCCCCGATTGAAGACCCTACAGATGATACACTACAGGAAGAAGGTGAAGATAGTGAGGGTTGATGATATTCTTAACTATAACGACGGCAAGTACACTATAACGCTTCGTGACGTAGTTAGACTAGGTTATCAGTTATTCGATGAAAACTATTTGTGCATCTACACTAACCCTGTTGAGAGGGCTGCTTTCGAAGATGTTATATACAAACATTTCTATGCTAGGCAAATAGGTTTCGAGACTGTAGATCGCTTCCTTCTTGAATTCAATAACGCACTTAACTTAGCATATCCGTTAATGAAGCAGAAGCTTGAAAGTAGCGAGGCCTACACAGTCTATATAGGTAAGGAGGGGGCCTTCAATAACTATTCAATGACTGAGAGTGAGAGTGTGGGGCGTGCTGAGAGTGCTACTTCTTCAATGACAGGTGCTTC